CTGCAATGCAAGTCGTGCCCGGTATGGGACGATTGCTGGTCGGGGTATGTAAAGGGAACGGCCAAGCGTGAAGGCCAAGACCCCAACCCGGGGGTAGTCGAATTGCCTCCCCTAGAGGTGCCTAAGTAATATGAAGTATTGTACGAAGTGCAAGGTTGAGAAGCCGCTTTCCGAGTTTCACAGGTGGGCTTCAACTCCTGACGGTTACCACTATAACTGCAAGGATTGTAAGCGAGCGTACCGCAAGGCAAATGACCAATTGCCACACAATCTTGCGCGAACAAAGGCATATCATTTTCAATACAAGTATGGAATCTCTGTCGATGACTATAATGCCATGCTTACGGAACAGTCTGGGGTCTGCGCAATTTGCGGACAGGTGGAAACTCATCGTGGTCGTTCAGGGAGCGTAGTTCCTTTGGCTGTAGACCATGACCATGACACAGGCAAGGTCAGAGGACTTTTGTGTCATGCGTGCAACGTTACCCTCGGGAATATGAAGGATAGCGTTGATAGGCTTCAAAAGGCTATTGATTATCTCCACAAGTGGGAGGTGAAAAATGCTTATTTGTAAGAATGAGGGCTGCGATGTTGGGTTTGAGCCGAAAACACACAACCAAAAGTATTGTACTGATGAGTGTTGTAGGCTCGCCACGAACCGCAGAATTATGGAAAAATATTACGAACGCCAAGACCAGCGCAACGGAAAGACACGGTTTTGCAAGGTATGCTTGACAACGAAGTTGTCTCGGTACAATGACGGACAAGTGTGCTCGTCGTGCAAGACCAAGCGCGAAGTGGCTGCAAATGCAGCCGTGGCGGATATGTTTAGTAGGGCGTCCCTAGCAATCTAATTTGCAAATTATACTACAACTGGTATAATTGTAGATATGGGAATTGGTACAGCAATGACAAAGGTAAAAGCACAGCGAGTAATTGGTATTGACGCCAGTACCAACTCGCTGGCTTTTGCTATTTTCGAAGGAGAGACCCCGATTAAGTGCGGGGAAATCAAGTTCAAGGGTTCAAATGTTTTTGAAAGACTAAAGGACGCAAAGAAAAAGACCCGCGCATTGGTGAAGTCGGGAGAATTGAAGGGTGATTACATTGCTATCGAATCAGCAATTATGGTGCGAAATGTCCAGACCGCAATCGACCTCGCATATGTCTATGGCGCTATCCTTGGAGAACTTGGATTGGCAACTAAGCATCTTGAAAAGGTCGCTCCTATTAGTTGGCAGTCAGGCATTGGGAACCCTAATCTCAAGGCTGCTGAGAAGGCTGCAATTCAAGCAGAGTTTCCCGGCAAGTCAAAGACGTGGTACCAGAACAAGGGCCGACAGATTCGCAAGGCCAGAACACTGGCTATTGCACGAGAGTATTTTGATATTGCTGACGGTTCAGACAACGTTGGTGATGCTGTTGGCATCGCCCTCTTTACGTCCAGAGTCTTGACTCGGCGCTGACCCATCTGCTATGATGGATGCATGACTTGGGAGAAGCGTATGGCGGCGAAAGCCCACCAGCGAGAATATGAGCGCACGGAAGAACAGTCTCTTGCTATGCGTGCCGATTACGAGGCACAAGAGGAAGAATACATTGCGGCATACGCCGCGACACTGACCCCCGAGACCGCCGCTGCTGAGCAGAAGTGGTGGGATGAAAACAGTGTCGGCTGCGCCTGTATTGGCGGGCCGGTATGCTGTAGGATTAGATACGAGGCGAGAAAGCGTGTGCTTGGATGATTATTGCTGTGACAGGACATAGGAGTGAAGATTGTGAGCCAGAGAGTGTCGTCCGAGACAAACTCAGAGCAGCCTTTGAGGACGCCAAGCCCGAGGCCGTCATTGTTGGAATGGCAAATGGAGTGGACCTTTGGGCGGGTAGTGAGGCTCTCCGACTTGGCTTTGACGTTATCGCTGCGCGCCCTTGGGCTACCCACGCGCCTCGCAAAGACGATGCTGAACTCTACGCCTTCGTCATTAATGGCGCAAGCCGAGTTGTCAATGTGGATGATGCAGAATCCTACGTCGGCCCTTGGCTCTACCACAAGCGAAACGAGTGGATGGTAGACAACGCCACACACGTCCTAGCCTACTGGTCTGGGAAGGAATCGGGCGGTACCTATGCGTGCCTCCGGTATGCCATGAAAACAGAGAAGCCGATTAGGAACATCTATGCCCAGAGTTAAACTGTACACCTCTTACGCTTGGCTAAGGCGCAAGTGGGAGGTAGAGAAGTTGAATGAGAAGCAGATTGCAGAACTGGCCGGTACCACTCAGGTCACCATCAATCGCTACCTAAGACAATTTGGATTGAAGAAGGATAGATGATGGACCGTAGGACACTAGAAATGTTCTCGCGCCAGAGTGCCGGTATCATTGATGAGACCGAGGACTGGTATTGGGTCAGGGTGTTGAACGCCTTTGAAATGTATGTTCGGAAGGATGACCAATCTGTCACTCCCTGTCTTGTCAATGACGGGTTCTGGGAGTCGTGGATTACTCAGTACATCAGAGACAGGATTACTCCCGGCACCGTGTTCTTCGATGTAGGAGCCAACACAGGCTACTACTCCCTGCTGGCGAACTACTTCGGGGCGATGGTGGCTGCTTATGAGCCCAACCCTGACTACTACGAAATGCTCAACGCAACAATTGAGCGCCAGAACGTCAACCGTATGCCTATCAGGCTGAGCAACTACGCCCTGTCAGACAAGAAGGGGACGGAGACATTGTACATTCCCAAGAATCTGCACGGCTCTGCTTCCTTTACTGATATGGATGCCAAGTGGGAGACTCACTCAATTGAGGTCAATACAACCACGCTGGGCCTAAAGGGTTGCGGACACTATCTGATTAAGATTGATGCCGAGGGGGCTGAGGAAAAGATTTGGGACGGAATGTCTGACGACCTGTGGAGCCGTATCGGCCCCACAGAGGTCTTGCTAGAATACACACCGGGAGCATACTCTCCTGAGTTTCTGGACAAGTTGGAGGCATACTCCGCTATTCATTGGATTAACGGCGACGGTCAGGCCACGCCGGTAGACCGTGAGTGGATTGAATCACAGACCGATTGGGTTATGCTCACGGTAGGAACAAGATTTAAGCGCAGGGGCTAATGGTACAAGAAAAAGACGCAGCCAAGAAACGAGTCGAAGCACGGAGAGCGTTTGCGGAAGCCCGAAGGGCAGACCTAGAGCGCAGAACCATCAAGTTTCGTTGGGCTGTCAATGAGCATACACCGGGATACAACACCGGAGGGTACTACGATACCGACGTTAAGGCTGTTGATAGGATTGTGAGTCCATACTTCGACACCGAGGCAGAGGCAGAAGAGTGGATGGATAGGCACGAACCAGACAAGGGTAATACTCTTAGTGTGGTAAGGCATAGGCTTTTGAAGCGCGAATGGACAGAGTGGGTTTCTTACTGATGGAGATTATTGGACTATCGGGCTATGCCCGTAGCGGCAAGGACGAGGCCGCAAGCATTCTCGTTGAAGAGTTTGGATTTACCCGGGTGGCCTTTGCGGACAAGTTGAGGGACGTGCTGTATGCACTAAACCCGATTGTCTCTTTCAAGGGCTGGAAGATGCGCAATGATTCTGGCAACTGGCGAGACGTGACCCCCGGCCCCGAGACCTATGTCACGGTGCAGAATGTCATTGATGTTTATGGCTGGGACAAGTACAAGGCATCTGAGTATGGCCCGGAAATCAGGCGTCTGCTTCAAAGGCTGGGCACCGAGGCCGGTCGTCAGACCATGTGGGATTCCATCTGGGTGGACGCGGCATTTGCCGGTCTCCCCGAGGACGCCAAGGTTGTGGTCACAGACGCTCGCTTCCCCAACGAGGCCGAGGCAATTAAAAGCCGTGGGGGTCAACTGTGGCGTGTAAATCGCGCAGGCGTAGGACCGGCTGTGAGCCCGGACGGTAGCATTCATCCGTCTGAAACAAGCCTTGACAACGCCCACTACGACGTGGTACTATTCAACGACAGTAGCCTAGAGGCTTACTATGACAACGTTAGGAGAACATATGGCTCGCGTAGGATTCGACCTTGATGGGGTCCTCTACAACTTCGGAGATTCCGTCAAGCGATACATGGACGAGGTTGACCTTGGTCACCTATGGAAGTCTGGCCCGACTCCGACTCCTTTTTGGGAGTTTTACAAGGATTGGGGCTGGACCGGAAAGCAGTTCGTAGACCTGTGCAATGCGGGTGCTGACGCGGGCTATATCTTTTGTGGTCCCGCCCGCGAGGGCGCGGTAGAGGCTGTTGAGCGAGTGGCCCGTCTAGGCCATGAAATCATCATCATTACTGACCGTCAGTTTGGTACCACCCCGAAGTCGTCTCACAACAACACCACCGAATGGCTGGCCCAGCACGGCATCGAATATGATGAACTTGTGTTCTCAGCCGACAAGACGTGTGTCCAGACAGACTTCTTTGTCGAGGACAAGTTGGAGAACTACGACTCGCTCATTGCCAATGGCACGCGGACCTACCTGATTAATCGCCCGTGGAATATGGTCGATGGTGGAGACGCTCGATTCAGAATCAATTCCGTCAGTGAATATGCTGCGATTATTGAAGAGGTCACCAAGATGGGCTTTGCAGATTTGTCATTTTCGTGATACAATTAGGTCATGCCTACTTATGTATTTGAATGTGAACTATGCGAAACCGATGAACTTTTTGAGCGAAATGTACCGATTTCTTCCCGAGACAGCCAGTGTTGCCGTAACTGTGGAATGAAATTGAAGCGCCACGTGGTATTTACCGGCCTTACTTGGGCTCCCACAGCCGGTGGTATGCGATGAGTTTGTCCATTATTGAGTCTGATGCCTTCGAACAAATCAAGAAGGTATCAGACCTTTATGTTGAAGGAACCACTTCCCCNTACACAATCGCTAGGCGATTGGGTATCAAGGTCGTGGAAGCCANAGCAGCCATTGAGTCATGGCACGAAATCATTCGCCATGATGCTGACTCAAAGGACTTGGCCCGTGACGCCCTAACTGTTATGTTGGAGCGTTATGACCGCTTGTTGGTTGAAGCCAACTCCAACCTTGAAAATCTAAAGGAACTCCCTTACGATGAGAAGGTGTCGGCGCAAATCAATACGACCATCAAGGTCATTGGTGACCTTGACGCGAAGCGTGTTTCTCTGCTACGCGATGCTGGTTTGTTGGATGCGGCTGACCTTGGCGATGAATTGGCCGAGCGTGAGGAACGCGAGTCCATGCTTCTGGGCATTCTGAGGAATGACCTGTGTGAACACTGTAAGATTACGGTGCGTGACAAGATTACCCAATTGACAGGCACGGTGCAAGGCACCGTCGTAGAGGGTGAGGTTGTTGACTGACAACTTCTTCAATGACGTTTTCAATGCCCTCTCCGGTGAAGAGTTTGAGGAACGCCCGGTAGAGATTGAAGAATTCGTTACTTCGGATGAATACCTGAATCTTCCACCATTGTCTGAGTACCAGTATCAGATGATTCGCGCCGGTAGTCAGATTTACAAGCGTGAAACACTTGTTGCCCTATACGGAGAAGAAAAGGCTGACAAGCGATACAAGCAAACCTGTAACGAGGTTATTCTCCAACTAGGTAAGGGGTCCGGTAAGGACTACACGTCCACCATTGTCTGTGCCTATATTGTATACCTGCTGCTATGCCTAAAGGACCCGGCCAAGTATTACGGCAAGCCGAGTGGCGACACGATTGACATTTTGAACATCGCTGTTAACGCTGACCAAGCACGTAACGTTTTCTTCGCAAACTTCAAGAAGCGTATTACCGGCACGCCGTGGTTCGATGGTAAGTACGAGGCCACACAGAATGGTATCCTGTTTGACAAGTCCATCCGAGTATTCTCCGGTCACTCCGAACGAGAGGCGTTTGAGGGACTCAACCTTTTCATCGCCGTACTGGACGAGATTTCCGCTTTTGCCCTAGAGTCTGCATCCGGCAACCAGCAGGCCAAGACCGCTGATGCCGTGTACAAGATGTATCGAGCATCCGTGGACTCACGATTCCCAGACTTCGGAAAGGTACTACTTCTTTCCTTCCCTCGTTTCAAGGACGACTACATTCAGCAGCGTTACAACGCGGCGGTAGCAGAAAAGGAAGTGGTAATCAAGTCTCACGTCATGAGGCTTGACCCTGACCTGCCAGATGGTACAGAGGGCAATGAGTTCACAGTCCAGTGGGAAGAGGACCATATCACTCGATATTCGTATCCTCGCCTGTTTGCGCTGAGGCGTCCTACGTGGGACGTTAACCCAACGGTACGCATCGACTCACCAGCAATGGTCCGTGCTGCCCGAGAGGACTTGGGAGACTTCCTTGGCCGATTCGCCTGCATGCCGACCAACCTGAGTGATGGTTTCTTCAAGAACAAGGAAGCAATCGAGTCAACATTCGTTACTCAAAATGGTGTGGACGAGGACGGTATCTTCCTAGAGAGGTTCCAGCCACGAGAGGGTACAGACTATTACCTTCACGTGGACTTGGCCCAAAAGCATGACCACTGTGTTGTTGCTATGGCACATGTGGACAAGTGGGTAAATGTCAAGATTGGTGCCGAGTACGAGGAACTTCACCCGGTGGTCGTTATTGACTGCATCAGGTGGTGGACACCGACCAAGACCAAGACGGTGGAATTCTCAGACGTACGTGACTTCATCATTTCGTTGAGGCGTCGTGGGTTTAACATCAAGTTGGCAACATTCGACCGCTGGAACTCTCACGACACCATGAACATTTTGACCAATGAGCACGGTATCCCGACAGACATTTTGTCGGTTGACAAGAAGCATTATGACGACTACCTGTCCATCATGTATGACAACCGTCTAATTGGACCGAAGGTTCAACTGTTGATTGACGAGTTGGGCGAACTGCGTGCCCTACAGCGTGGACAGAAGATTGTCATTGACCACCCCCGCAAGGGAACCAAGGACTTTTCCGACGCCACCTGTGGTGCAATCTTTGACGCGGTGAGCAACGCCCACAAGCCGGTCAACATGGAGGTTGAGGTTATGACCCTGAAGGATTTGTACAAGCGTGACCGTATTGAGGAAGCCAAGAAGGTCGAAAGCGTCGGCGTTATTCGTGCACCAAGCCGCAAGGAAGATATTCCTGAGGAACTGGCGCGGTATATGCAACAACTAAAGATTCTTTGACGTAGCGCCTCCCAAGTGGTAGAATGGTTACATCACAGACAGAAAGGAGAGGATAGTATGACTGTAGACACACAAGAGATACAGTACACCAAGATTCCGCGTGCAGAAATGATTGCTGCCATGCGCAAGCGTGACGGCGACCGGTGTCAGCACCCGGACTGTAGTGGCGCTCTGAACTTTTCTGTCGTTGACGGCCCGCAAGAGGTCACCATTGACCACTGGATGCCCCAATATTACGGCAAGGCTGAGGGGTGGACCTACGAGCAGATTTGGGATTTGTCCAACTTGAAGTTGATGCACAAGAAGTGCAACGCCAAGAAGGGTGACCTTATCCCGAACGAGGATGGTACACTTCCGAAGAAGCCGAACTCTACGTTCAAGTTCCGCAGGCAGAAGCGTGCAGGCCGTGCAGAGGCATGTGCTGAGTGTGACAACGGCCACAACCTAACCATTGGTGAGGTTTGTGCAAACTGTGGTTGCAACGCGCAGCGGTTGCCACGTAGTGCCAAGGTTCGTTACGACGAGTGCGACCACGAACTGTTCTGGTGCTGGGTCTGCTCTATTACCCCCGATATGCGTCCAGCATCCATTGGGATTGCCATGCGGCAGGCAGATAGCGATGAACTAGGAGAATGGAGTGCAAGTGACGAGCGTTCCTGAGGCGATTGCTTACCTCGACAGAGTTGAGGCAGAGATTCTTGCCTTGGCAAACAGTGTCAGGGAGGTCAGATACATGCTGTTTGACACCCTTGACACAGACCCAGAGGCTCTGGTAGACTAGAGCCAACACAGGGAGCCGGTAGGCGTAAGACGCGGTGGAACCCTGCGCAGCCTACCGGCTTCACTATTTAGGAGAAATATGTATCTAGTAACATCAAACGAGAAGAGTGACCTGACCAGTTGGCAGCGCCGACAAGACGTTCAGGCGATTTATGATGGGCTACCGGCCCAGCCAATTGTTCTGTGGCAAGAGTTCCGAAAGCAAGAGTTCCATGATGATATCAAGGCCAAGGTGCCCGCTGGCACCTACCATGCCTTTGGTGACCTACCAATTCCAGTCTCCGTCCCGGCAAGGTATTCTGTCTTGGAGGAACGCTGGACACTGGCAAAGCCGTGGACTGGCGCAACGGTTGACGGTCCCGGTCTCGGGCCGGTAGGTGACTGGCCGAGGTACTTTGCTGTCCTTAAACTACAGGACACCGACAATCCTCTCATGCCACCATTCTATGTGATTAACACCCACTACACCAATGGTTGCGAATGGGACAGCACGGACCCAAGCGCTACCGCATTGGCCTTGCGTCCGTACTGGACAGGTCATTGGGACTTGATGAAGGCAGAGATTGACGCAATCAAGAATTCTGATTCGACGGTATTCTGGGGTGGCGACTTCAATCGCAAGAACTCACCGGCCTTTGGTAGTGCAGAGAAGTTGGCCGTAGGCGACGGGAAGATTGACAAGTTGGCGGTTATTGACCGTTCCGTCGATACAGTCCTAAAGACAACCGGCACCATTGTCACCTTGTCCGACCACGACGCCCGCTGGGCCAAGTGGGACCTGTCACGACGACCATGAAGAATGTCTGGCGCACCCGACTAGCCATTGAGGAATGGCTGTGGTCGGGCGGGAAGATAAGAACATGGCTTGCCATTCATCTACCCAAGCACATATCAGACGCTCACTACATTAGTCCTAGAAAACTAAGGAAGTTATTCAAGTGAAGATTTGGGTTGATGATATTCGTACCCCGCCTGACGACAGTTGGAAGTGGGTTAAAACTTCTGGCGAGGCTATTAAACTGTTGAGTGACTATGTGAAGTTAAAGTTCGATTATGAACTAGATATCGAATATCTTGAAGTTATGTCTCTTGACCACGACCTCGGCGGGGACGACACCACACGTCCGATTGTTTTGTGGTGTTGCGAGAATGACTTTTGGCCGGTAGAGGTAGTTGTGCATAGCGCTAACCCCGTTGGCCGTGAGTGGCTAGAGGGAATGATTAGGAGGTATAAGCCATGACAGACATTTTGATATTTGTCTTAGTGTTCATTGTGATACCGCTCATTCTAGCGTCAATAGCAAATGACTACATTAACAAAGGCGGTAAGCCATGACTTGCAAAAGCATTGGCCCCGTACCGGCTCCCGGCAAAGCGAGGGTATGCAAAAAGGGTGACCGCTGGTACTACAACACCAAAACCCGTTATGGCTGGCGAGACAC